GGCCGCCTCGCTCATCGACAGTGGCCAGTCTCCGCTGAACGCTTCGCTTGAGCGACGTTACGGATTGGCGCCGCATATCTAACGAGGTTCTCTCATGGCACTTCCCGTTTGGCCGGTTGGCGTTCCGAGTGAAGCGAACTCGGGATGGACAATGCCGTCCATGTTCATCCAGCCGGTATCAACGCAGATGGAGGGAGGCAACCAACGTCTTCGCTCGATGCCAGGCAATAACGTCGCGACAATCGATTATCCGTTGAAGCCGATGACGAACACGGAATACGATTTGTTTGATACATTCATGCGAACGACGCTCAACAACGGGACTTCGCGATGGACGATGCCAATCGTGATCGGAACGTCCACAGTCACAAAGACCGTTCAGCTTGAGCAGGGCAAGGCGCCATCTGTGTCCCGGCAAGGCGCCTATATGTTTGTGACGCTTCCGCTGCGCGTCTACGGAATGTGATATGCCCGATCCTTGGACGACAGCTTGGGAAGAAGCGGAAGCGAGCGCGCCTCCGGGCGTGATGATTTATTCCACGCTGGAGCTTCAGCACCCTGCGTTCCTGCAAGGCGCACCTCCGGTTGAAGTCCCGATCCGGGTTGTTACTGGCGTCGATGTTGACACGAGCTTCGGGATTGAGCTTGGTGCCGCCTTCAATCCGGGCGAAACGGTTTCATTCCAAGCCGTTCCGTTTTACTCGGAGCGGCCGGAGTTCTCCGAAGGGAAGGTGCCGACTTGTCAGATTTCAATCGACAACGTTGGCCGCGAGATTATGAAATACCTCGATGCGGCCGTCCAAATCAAATCCGATTTGACGGTTGTTTATCGCGAGTACCGATCCGATGACTTGACTGTTCCGTGTTATGGGCCGATACAGTTCATCATGAAGAAGGTGAAGATTGATGGCCCGACTGTCGTGGGCACGGCTCAGATCGATGACTTGACTAATCGGAGGTTCCCATTCAAGACTTACACCATCAGGGAGTTTCCAGGACTGCTGGCGTGACGCGAGAAGAGATACTTTGCAGCTTTCTCGGGAAGGCTTGGGCCGCGAACGCAAAAGGGCCAGAAGCTTACGATTGCTGGCATTGCGCGGTTGCGGTGGAGCGCGATCTGTTCTCGCGCGAGCTTCCTGATATCGCAGTGCCGCTCGCTCCGAGTTGGTCCTGGATGATCGAGGCAATCGAGACGCACCCGGAGCGCGTGCACTGGAGCGAAGTTCCATACGACAAGATGGGGCTCATCAAAGCCGGTGATGGCGCTCTCGTCTTGATGGCGCGAGTTGACAGACCGGCGCACATCGGAGTTTGGCTCGCGAAGGAGCGAGCAATCATTCACTCTGATTCAAAGTACGGAGTGATTTGTGATTCAACGACTGACCTGCGTTTCAAGGGCTGGACGCGGCTCAGGTTCTATCAACCAAGGGAAGGGCTGAGAGATGGTTCCAATTGAGAAAGTTACCGAGAAGCCGATCTGGCAAGCGATGCTGGAGCCTGCTTCAGTGCACGGCGCCTTGCGTCACGTTTACACTGCGACCGCTGCCGCGACCGCTGCCGCGACCATCATTGGTTTGTCGCAAGGTGATGCGACCGGGATTGGAACTGCCGTTCATCAGATTGGTGATGGCATCGCCTCCATCGTGGCTGGTGTGACCGCTCTCATCCCGATCATCACAGCGGGCTACGCGGCGGTCTCCGCCACGCGCAAGAACCGGATGAAAGACTTGAACAACGATCCGCAGATTGCGAAGGTGGAAACTGTTCCGGGAACGGAAGCCGCGAAGGAAGCTGCGACCATTCCGGGCAACAAGGTGACATGACGAAATGCACGGCAACATCAAAGCACGGAAGATTGGAACTGCTCCGCTCAACGCGGTGGAGCACATCATTCTTCCGTGCTTTGTCGCCAAGACGCTTGATCCGCTTCCGGGCGACACCATCGGGACGTTCATTACTCGCAACCGGCTTGCGACGCGCGTCAAGATTGGCCGTTGCAAGAAATGGTCTTTCCAGCTTCCGACCGTTTGCGTCATCAATGGCCAGCCGGTTCTGCAGCGCCACTGGCAGCGCCGTCGCATCAAGCCGGGTGATGAAGTCCGGTTCTGTTCGCGCCCATGGGGCAAGTCCGCGAGCGGGAAACAGATTGCCGGATTGGTCGCGCTCATTGCGCTCGCGGTGCTGGCGCCATATGCTGGCGCGGCGATTGCCACCGCAGTCGGGCTCGGAGGCGCGGCCGTTCTCGGCATCAGCGCTGCCAGCATCATCTCCGGTATCATTCTTCTCGGTGGTGCGCTCCTCATCGGAGCGCTCACGAAGCCGAAGGTTGCCGGCCAAGGCGACAAAGGTGATCAACTCTTCTCGGTGGCAGCCAGCGGGAACTCCGCTCAGTTGATGCAGCCAATCCCGGTTCAGTACGGCCGGATAAAATCCTTTCCTGACTTCGCCATTAATCCTTGGTCTGAGTTCATCGGGAACGATCAATACCTGAACGTCCTGCTTTCAATCGGTCTGGGAAAGTACAGCATTGAAACGTTGTACCTTGACGACACGATCCTTTGGACGACTGTGGATGGTGTCAGTGATCAATTTGAAGGCGTTGAAGTTGATTTTTACGATCCAAATGAAAACGTCACATTGTTTCCCGTCAACGTCGTGCAATCGAGCGAAGTGTCTGGACAGGCAATCACCCAGACGCCTGTTGGCGGCTTCGTCGCTAATCCTTCTGGAACGCTTGCCACCGCACTCTCTTTTGATATCGTCTTTCCGGCTGGCATGTTCACGGTTGACAAGGAAAGCGGAGACCTGCACAACGCTTCAATCGTAGTCCAATGTGAAGCCCGTCCGGTGGATGGTGCCGGAGCGCCATTGGGTCCGTTCGTTCTTCTTGCTTCACAGGATTACACCTTCAATGTCCGAACGCCACAGCGCTCATCGATCAAAGTCACAGTTGGTGAAGGACGATATGAAGCGCGCATCTCGCGCACGACCGCGCCAAGCACGGACACCGACCGCCAAGACGATGTGACTTGGGAAGGGTTGCGTGCCTTCATAAAGGGCCCATCTTCCTTTCCGTCATCGACGGTCGCGGTTCGCATCAAGGCAACTAATCAGCTTTCGCAGCAGAGCGCTCGGAAGTTCGGAGTGCTGTGCACTCGCTTCCTTGATGTTTGGAATGGTTCAATCTTCGTCCCGACGCTCACGCGTAATCCGTTCTGGGCAGTCTGGGACGCGGCGACCAACACAGATTATGGCCTCAAGCGTCCGGCTTCTAAGATTGATTTCCAATCGATCTTCGACATGGCCGCAGCTTCCGATGCGAGAGGCGATAAGTTTGACTTCCGTTTCACGTCGGTGTTTCAAGCTCCCGAAGCGCTCGACACGATATTGCGAGGGACGCGCTGTCGTCATCGTTGGTCAGGAGACATCCTGACTTTCGTTCGCGACGAGTGGGCAACCGTTCCTCGCATGCTTCTCACCGACCGCGAGATTGTGCGCGGCTCGCTCTCAATCGAATACGCGTTGAATACTGACAATGCCGCTGATGCGGTCATCGTTGAATATCTTGATGAGAACACTTGGGGTCCGGCTGACGTTCAGTATCCTCCGAACGATATCGTTTTCACTGCGCTTCAACCGACACGCATCCGAATTGATGGCGTGGTTCAACGAGAGCAGGCCTATCGCGAAGCGGCATTTTATTATCTGCAATCGCAACTCCGTCGCGTCAACGTGACGCTCGACACGGAGCACGATGGCCGCATGCTCGGCTTCGGCTCGCGTGTGCGGGTCCAAAGCGAGCTTCCGACGACGTGGGGTTACACGGGTGTCGTTGTAACACGCGCCACGAACGTCTTGACGGTCACGCCAGCGCCGACATGGGCAGCAGTTGGCAATCACTTCATCTCAATTCGCGCGAAGACCGGACGGCAGTTTGGTCCGGTGCTCTGTGCGAAGGGAGCGACCGATGATATCATAGTCTTGAACACGACCGATCTGGCTGCGGTCGAAGCCGCGAACGCAGCGAGCCCATTCCTTGAAATCAGAACACTCACTGCTGCGCTCGCTCGCGCGGACGGAGCGGATGATCCAAGCTTCGCCTTCGGAGTTGGAACGCTCACCGCTCGCGATTGCGTGGTGATGAACGGGCGTCCGGCAAAAGATCGTGTGACGCTCGGCTTGGTCGTGGACAACATCGCGGTTCACGAGACGGACTTGGCTGACACTCCGATCATGCCAACTAATCCGGCAATCCGTGATCCGATCGCTCCCATCATCGCGAATTTGAAAGCGAGCTTCCGCCAAGGCGTTGCCGAACCGATCTTGGATGTCAGTTGGTGGCCTGCGGCAGGAGCGGTCTTTTATCGCGCCGAAGTTTCCTACGACACTGGAACATCATGGACACCGATCTATGAAGGTGGTGACGTGCTCTTCTCGAAGGTCGTTGACCGTGCTGCACTCCGGGTGCGTGTTCAGGGTGTCAATGACAAACGGCACGGTGCGTATTCGCAAGTCGATGTCGGAGCGCCAACGATCATCATTGGGCCCAACACCGTCCGGCAATCTTCGCTGGAAGCTGGATTGCGAGATTATGTCACGGCTGAGCTCCAGAAGACGACGGACAAGATCAACGACTTCATCGCGATGATGGCGGCCGCCACGGCTGAGCAAGACGCGGCAAATTATATCGACAAGCAACAGATCACTCAAAACGTCTCAGTGACTTATGGCTTTTTGAGCGCGGGCGTGCAGACCGCTCTCACGGCCGCTCTCACGACTGAAGCCGCATTCGCTTCGTTCAACACGACGGTGAGCGCGACTTACGGCTCAACAACGGCCTTCGTCACTCAGACGTTCGATGCGGTTGCAAAGGTCGATGGCACGGCCGGAGCGCTTTACGTTCTCTCGTTGAACGTTGGCGGAAAGATTTCTGGCTTCAAGCTCGGCAACTCCGGCTCCACTTCGTTCTTCACAATTGAGTCCGATGTCTTCCAGGTTGGCTCCACCGGCGTGACAGGCGGCACATTCGTTCCGGTCTTCCAGGTCGCGAACGTCGGTGGCACTCCGAAGATTACGGTACGAGGCGACATCATCGCGGACGGAGCGATCACGGCCGCAAAGATCAGTGTCTCAACTCTTTCAGCGATCACCGCTGACGTTGGAACGCTGACGGCTGGCATCATCCGAAGCTCTGATTCAAAGATGATCATTAACCTCGGAAGCCGGAACATCATCATCTCGGATTGATCATGGCCAAGCGCGTCATTCTCGGGCAACTTGGAGCAGGGCCAGACCTTGTGCTGCGCGTTAGCCGTCCTGGTTTCGATGCAGAGACTGAGCCTGCGGGCTCGAAAGGCATCTCATTCGACAGCAGACGAAATGACTTTGGCATCTTCCATCAGCGCGGCGTGTGGACTTGGGGAGACCCGACAATCACCTTTCCAACGCTTCCCTTCGTTCCGCTCTTCATGATCCAACGCGTGGATAGTTCGAACCGTATTCGAACTGAAGAGGTGATCGTGAAGCCGAACGTTGTTGGCGCAATCCCTTACTCCACAACGCCGTTCGTTGGCATCGTGACAGTGAGCTCACTTGAAATCCGGCAGTTCACAAATCCTTATTACGCTCCCGATTACACCGGCTTCTTGACGAAGTTTCTTTACACCATCTTCGCAATCGAGACGCCTTGAATGGATCGCATCATCCTCGGAGACCGTGGCGGAGTGATGGATGCCTGGGTGTCGAAGCCGGGCATTGACGTCAACTCGGCTGGCATCGGCCAACTCCTTCTCGGGAACAATCGTGGCGTCCATCAGGTGATGGCGTCTGGCCGGAACAAGCTCGCTGGTCCGCCAACGTTCGGTGGCCCGGCTGATTACACGATCACTCTTCCTGCCGCGCTCGCTGGCTTGAACAATCTTTGGGTATGGGGTGAATTTTATCGTCTCGATGTTAACACGAACACGGTTAACTTCGGATCGCAATATCAAGCCAACCTCTGGAACGATGGTGCCTTCAAGGTGACTAGCGGCAATCTCATTGCGAGTTCGTTCAACAACATCATCATCGGCTCAGGCCCCAATCCGGTTGAGCTCTGGGCCACTTGGTTGATCTTCCGGGAATTGTATTAGATGGTTCCGCGCGTCATCCTTGACACTACCGGCCTTCGAGTTTCGAAGCCGGGCATTGACGTCACGACCGCGACCGCATTTCAATTCCTCTTCCACTCTGATTCAGCCGCTCCGAACCTCGTGACAAAAGGCTCGTTTACCTCCACGCCCAATGGAGCGCTTCCGGGACGATTGGAGCGCGTGACGACAATCAGTTACGGGCGTACGATTGATCCGCCTCCGTTCGTGGTCGCAATCGCTCGCGCCACTTCATGGCACCTCGATGCGCTTGGCTCTCCGGGCTCGCACGCGCAATACACTTTCCTCGACAACAACTGGCACAGCTTCATTGTCGAGCGACCGTCAGCCGCGACCCACAATTGGGTTTACGACGGCATCTCTCATAACTTGACCGGAGACCTGGCAACCTTCGCTTCAGCGAAGTTCTTTGCACGCGTCTTCCAAACGCAATGTGACTTTTTGGTGAACTGCAGCCAGAATGTCGAAGTCAGATATGCAATTCTGGAAGGACCAGTGTAATGCCGCTCGGTGGAGTTTACAATACCGGCTTGGCTTCGTTCACGTTCGGCTCACTCACCGTGAACGGAACGGGAGTGCTTTGGAACGATGTGATTGAAGGCGATCACATCCTCATGGGCGGCTTGATCGGCATGGTTGACTCCGTCAACGGAGGCTTCAACCAGATTACGCTCAAGGCCGTGTGGCCCGGTTTGACGACGGCGATTGGTCCGCTCTCGCTAACCTCGATCACAAACGCTTCGCCAGCGGTCTTTACGTCGCCTTCCGCTCATACGCTGCAGAAGAATGACACCATCACGCTGACGACAACCGGAACGCTCCCAACCGGACTGGCGACCGCGACGACATACTTTGCCATCCCGATCACTGCGACAACATTCCAGGTCTCCTTGACGCTCAACGGAGCGGCCGTCAACACGAGCAGCGCGGGCTCGGGAACGCACTCGTACACCCGAACCGGATCGAACTATGTCATTTCAAAAATGTCATGGTTGCGCTACGATCCTTCAATCACTCAATCGAAGCTCCGTGACCTTCTCACGATCCTGACGCAGGACAGCAATGCGGAGGTTGTTACCCAATTCGACAAGATCTCAAATACGACGCTTTCTGACATCACTGACTTGGTTGGGAACGTCATTGCTGGAAAGACTTATCGCTTCAGAGCGGTCTTGTTCACAACGTCAAACGTCGCGGCCGGCATCAAGGCAGCAATCGCCGGAACGGCGACAGTGAACACGATCCGGTACGAGGGATATGTCATTCATTCAAATTCGATCCTGGCCCAGACCCGCGCCACCGCGCTCGGTTCCGCCGTCGCAGCCGTGACTGCCGTGACCAATGCGCTCGTGATCATCGAAGGGACGTTGACGTGTCTGGCCAGTGGCACTTTGACCGTTCAATTCGCTCAGAACGTTTCAAACGCAGCCGCCTCCAGCGTGCTCTCGAATTCATTCTTTGATGTTGAGCTCAGTTGATGGGGTGTTGCCGAAGGCAATTGAACAAGCGATAAGTCATTGCCTTTCAAAGAGAGTGTGCCATGGTTGACCTCGTTCCCTCGTGGCTGGCGAAGATGCGAGAGATAACCGGAACCGTCGAAGGTTCTGGTGCGCTCGACAATCCGAAAATCCTGGCGTGGCGCGATGCCATCGCGACCGCTTGGCCGGATATGCAAAGCTACGCCTTCCGGTTCATTCATGATTCCATCGCTTGGTGCGGGCACACGCTCGCCTACGTGATGACGACAGCAGGAAGGCGACCGCCATTCAACGCGACGGATGACCTCAAGAGCTACCTGTGGGTTGACGCTTGGGCCGACTGGGGTACGGCCGTCGCTCCCGGAGACGAGCAGTTGGGAGATGTGCTCGTGTTCCGGGAGCCTCATCACGTGACGCTCTACGAAGGAAGCGATGGTGACCAATACATCGGCCGTGGCGGCAATCAAGGCGCCTCCGGTGGAGTGACTGTTGGCCACTTCGCCAAGAGCGGAATTCGCACGATCCGCCGTCCACCGGCCGCTGGCGAAAATCCGGTTGTCATTGTCGCGCCGACCAATCCGCTCATTAAGCTCGGTAACGTTGGTCCAGCCGTTCTTCGTGCGCAATCTCTCTTGGGCGTTCCAACCACTGGAACTTTCGATGAAGCCACAGACGCGGCTGTGCGCTCGTTCCAGAAAAATCACGGGCTCGATGTCGATGGAGAGATTGGAACGTTCACATGGCCGATGCTGCTGGCGAATTCATCGAGTGCTGTTTTGAAGCAACCGATCACCGTGAAGGTCATCGAGTTGGCGGCCAACTCCGAACTCATGCGCGTGGATTGGGCAGGACGCGGCCAAGCTCCGGCCGGTTACATCAAGGGCATGGCTGTCGCCTTCGCGATGGACGTTCAAAAACTCAAGGGCGGCAATGCATCCGTCGCTGTGATGGCGAAGCCTGTCAACCTTAACGCGCTCGACACGGACGCGCTCGCTTGGTACTCGATGGACTTCGCTCCGGGCGATCTGCTCGGTGGCATCCCGACGTTGAAAGCTTTGTATGCTCTCATGATCGGGCTCGGGATGCGGGAAAGCTCCGGGCGGTATTGTGAGGGATGTGACCGTTCAGTCGGAGACGAGACGGCTGACGAAGCCGAAGCCGGACTTTTCCAAATGAGTTGGAATGCTCATCTCGCGAATGGAGAGATATCGAAGCTCCTTGATTCACCCGATCCCAACAGCTTGGTTTCGATCTTCTCCGAAGGCGTCACGGCCACGAACGCTGACATGGAGATTGTTGGAACCGGATTGGGAGCGCTTTTCCAGCGCCAAGCAAAGTTCAACCCTCTCTTCGCGGCCGAAGCAGCCGCAGTCGGGCTTCGCTCGCTCCGTCAGCACTGGGGTCCGATCAATCGACGTGAAGCGGAAGTTAGACCGGAAGCGATCAAGCTTTTGAACTCAATCGCCGTGTTGCTCGACTTGCAAGGCGGCGAAGTGCTGCCGCCCGTTCCGGGTCTGGACAACATGCTCGTCGCTCTCATCATCATCTTGCTCTCGGAGGACAAACCAATGGACGCGACAATGCGGGCGAAGCTCCTGGCGGAACTCGCCAAGCCCAATCCCGATCTCCGCTCGCTGCTGGTCCAGGCTCTTCAGGACCCGGCAGACCCATCCCAAGTCAACCCTCCGGCAATCCAATTGCCGGCTCCACCGGTGGCGGTTCCCAAGACCGGCCTCAACGTCGTCGCGCTCGATGCCTTGCTGCGCAGCCCGACCACCCAAAAGCTCCTTTCGGGCAAGCCGATCACCATCCAGGAAGTTCTGACGCTTCTTCCCCTCGGATTGGCCGTCTTGGGATGGGGCACGGCCAATATCCCGCCCAGTAGTGGCCAGGGCGTGGGTGCCGATCCAGTTTCAGGCCAACCCGCAGTCGTACCACAGGCCCCGGAAGGAATATCGCCCAATCCGGCCGTGGTGAAAACGAGCGTTTGGGCGCTGGCCGCCTCCACCCTCCTCCAAGCGCTCGGCTACGTGGGCACTCCTTTGGGGATCGGAGCGGAGCCAACCCAGACCGGAACGCTGGCCACCGTCATCCCCTTGATCACGACCGTGGTTGGCGCCTTCGGCGGCTTCAGCCCCATCATCAACATCGCCAAGTCGCTCTTCAGCGGCTTCGCGAAGAAGGGCTGAAGATATGACCCCAGGGAAGCTCATCTGGTCAGTTTATCTCATTGGCGTCGTCGCCGCCTTCGGAATTCTTGAGAGCATGGCTTTCAATCACGAAGGCGGCTTGACGCTCTCTCGCTTCATCTACAACGCCAATCAGGCGTGGCCGCTCACGGGCGTCTTCATCGGCATGATCTTCGGCGGCTTGCTGGTTCACTTCTTCTGGAACTGGGACCCACGTCTGGAAAAGTTGCAAACCCGCTGTCTTGAATTGGAAGCGGAAATTGAGAGGTTGAAAAATGATA